CCACATATATATGGCGCGGGTCGCAGGTCGCAGGTCTATTATTTATTGGATTAGTTGGGATATTATGGTACTGTTTATGTGAGCAATATCGCTCGATAACGGAGGTTAATTAAATGAAGTATGCAGATGAAATCCAGAAAGCGAATGGTCTGATCAGTCAAGCCAGAAATATGCTCGAGGAAGTCACGTGCGAGATGATGGACGATGGCTTTGCCGATCAGGAAAAGCTGTCCGAACTCGAGGAACGTATTGACGAACTCGATCACGTCGAAGGTGAGCTTGAAAGCATAGCGCCCATCAACTAGACCCTCCGTGCCCGGGCAGGCTGGATACCTGCCCGGGGAACGCGGACCAAACGGAGACAGACAGATGAGATTCAAAGAATGGTACAACACATGCGATGAGATCGTGCAGCGCAAGGTCGGTGTAGGCGTCGAGGATTTACCAGACGCACCATGGGCTGACTACTACGAGGATGATCTCACTCCGCACGAAGCTATCGAGTGCGCTAAAGAAGATGCATGGCATGACTACCTAGTGCCTGGCATCCTGTAACCGGTCCCTCCGGAGACTAGGGCCACCGAATGGTGGCCCTAGTTTTTTGCGGTCCATATACATATGGCGCGGGCCGCAGGACGCAGGACGCAGGATTATTTTATTTGATTAGATGGGATTATCTGATAATATCTTAGGACATGGAAAAACGCGGAGGTTAAACCATGCAAATGCAAACCCGATATAAGAAAAGCCGCCGAGCTATGGCGGGTTACACGTTTAAAGTGTTAAAGCCTGTCACCAATAAGAAGCTATTAAAAGAGGTGATGAAAGGCCGGTTTAAAGGCTACCGCGTCCACACCCTAACGCTTGAGGAGCGGGCGACATGTCCCGCAACATGCCATCACCTGGCAACTTGTTACGGCAATAATATGCCATTTGCACACCGGCTGGAACACGGGCCGGAGTTGATCGCAAAGATCGACAGCGAATTGAAAGCACGGCATGACAAGCTGACGTTGGTGCGTCTACATGTTTTGGGCGATTTCTGGTCTGTTGAATACGTTGAACAATGGGGCCAGTGGCTCGATGATCATCCGAATCTGGCAGCGTGGGGATATACGCACAATTGGCCAGACAGCATCATTCCGTTAGAGCGGGATATTGGGCAAGCTATCCAACGGGTAAAGGATCGGCATCCTGACCGGTTTAGGATTCGCTGGTCTGATCGTCCTGATTTGCCAGACAGTGCCAACAGTGAAGCATTAGCGCAGCCCGTAAAAGGGGAAAGCTTGATCTGTCCAGAACAGGAAGGTAAGACCGGCGGTTGCGGTGATTGCGTCCTGTGCTGGGAACAGCCCGCCCGCAATGTCATATTCAAAACACACTAGGAGCTTCCTCCGGGAAACAGGGGCGGGTTACAACCCGCCCCTGTTTTCGTTCGTGCTGCCGGCGCCATCATCACAGGGCGCAGGGGCGCAGGACGCAGGATCGAGCGACTCGATCCATGACTCACGGGCCGCAAGGCGCAGGGCGCAGGGCGCAGCAGACATATCACCATACCAGCGGGCCGCAGGACGCAGGACCGAGAGCCGCGAACCGTGCAACTTGGCCGCTAAACCACCGTCAAACAAAAATACAAGCCTCGTAGAGGGGTCGTGGACCAAGAAAAAACTGACACCACCACACCGTGTATGCCCCAGATGCCAAGCAATCTGGGATTTTGAGATGGTAAAGCGGTCATTCTTGGTAATTTTTAGTTCAGCCCATACCGGCACACCATCCATGCACAGATATACGTCCGGCATACCTTCACCGGCACGGTTCTCAATCCGCTGGCAGTGGGTCTTTTTCGGTAACTTCTGCCTCAATGAGTTCCATAGCTGGCGTTCTGTCCGAGGCATCTTCAACCCTCTTCATATTGTCAAAGGCATGTGGGTGTCGTTTGCGGAGATCATCGAGTCGGGCGACGATCTCTTCCCGCGACAGTTGATCAAGCTGGTGGATGTGGTTCTGTTCCCGCCGGTCTATGGTCAGGCCACCGAGAGCGGACCTGATCTTCTCCGCATTGATGGCGGCAGAGAATTGACCAGACTCTTCTGCCCCGCGCGACAGTTCGTCAAGGCGTTTGAGTTGACCGACAAGGGTCACGCCGTATTTGCGCTCCCGCTCTTCCCGCAGTTCTTTGATCAGATCAGTGACCAGAGGGTAGGACGTACCATCCAGCAGTTTGTATGCGTGTTGCTTGGCGGCGTCGGGCGAGTAGCCAGCCAGCCTAGCGCACTCGGCATTACTGTATCGCCCCTCGACGTAGTACCGAGCAAACTCTCGTTGCCTGTTGGTCAGGCCAGCGGTCTTCTTTGGCAAGGTAAGCCCCCTATAGGTTTTTCTGTGGGTTTTTGTTTTTTGCAGAGCAAAGGGTCGCACGAGCGGATTTGCTCGCTCTCAAGTGTGTTGGACGTGTTGAAGTGTGTTGAGATTCGGTCAATGTTTTCAACACTCTTTACACTCAACACACTCAACACACCATTTCCCAAAAATTTTTTCCAAAAAGTTTTTCGTGTGGAAAAAGCTATAGGAGCGAACACACTTAATATTTTCTCTTGTATGGCATGGGATAATATGAGATAACTCCTTATCGGGTACTGCATGGGACTATATCGGTTCAAGTACCAAGGTTCAAGCTACACGGAGATAGTTATGAAAAAGCAGAACAACATCATCAAGAACATCGAAGCCACTGCCCAGCGTTTGGGAGGCACGGTTGAGGTCACGCGGTATCCTTACATCAATGAGGCTATTGTCGAGGCCAAGTTCGGCAGCGGCAACAACCTGATGGTCAACATCGGGCCGCGTGGTGCGATCAAGTATTGTTCTTGGTTCGTGACTGCCAGCGATGGCGTCTGGTCTGTCCACCATGACGACAAGCGGTTCACGGGCAAGCGCAACGGCACGGCGGTTGGGCGGTTCTTTAACCTGATGCAAACATATGCAGTGAAGGAGGCAGCGTAATGAACAAGGTAGAGTATTCGGCGTCCACTGGTGCGCCAATGGTTACCATCTCATCCAGCCCAACGTGGGATGCGTGGGCTGAGATTGCCGAGGCTGTGTGGGTCACGGCACTGGAGGGCGGGTGCAATTACTGGATGGACTACATCCACATTCGCCATCTGGAGACGAGTGCCCCATACGCGAAGCTGCCGGAGGGCCGTCACTGGAGTCTGAAAGACGGTGGCGACATCGTCAAAAATTTCAGCATCGCGGTTCACCACAACGCTGACGACTGGCCGTCCAGCACATCCGAGGTTACCGAGGCCAAGTCATTCGATGTGATCACGGTGGGCATCAACAATCTGCCGCCGGAGATCAAGCTGTCGATCATGAACCCATACACCTGTGACATCGACGCCGAGATTGCGGATCAGATCGTGCAGACAGGTTTGTTCGGGAGTGCGGTCTATGGGTGAGCGGGGGGCATTGAAGCATGGCAGTCCCGAGGACCGTGGATCGGCGGACAGGTATTATGGTCGGCGGTACAACCCGCATTGGGAATGGTATGGCGAGACATGTGGTGGTCGCATTGAAAAGGATCAGATGACCGCCGAGGAGATTGCTGAGTATGACAGGGGCTATCATGGCGAGACAGGCGAGAAGGTCTGGTTCGAGCCGGAGCCGAGGGAGGATTATTGATATGGCAAAGAGGATCATTGAGGCCGAGTATCACATTACGTCGGTGCTTTTTTGGGAGACCAAGGAAATAGAAGACTGGCCAACCGACGAAGAAGGTGAGCCGCGTGATATTGCACATGCTGTAGGCTGGCACATCAAGTGGGGACTGCTGTTTGTGCTGTGGGACAAGGATGAAAAGCACGTCAAGTATGAGCCGACTGGTAGGGCGCACGATCAAGACGATGACTATAAGTGGTCCGATGCCGAGTACATTGATGGAGAGAGGGTAGAGTGATGGGTAAGGTAAGTGATTGGCTGATTGGCATGCAAGAGGATGCCGCATGGATGAGCCGAGATTCGTGGGCCGCGAAGAATGGCGCACAGAATCTGCGAGTCTATGACGAGGTGCAGGATTCGATTGCGGGTCTGGCTAAGAGTGCCGTCAGCATGGCGGGAGATCGTTCTGCCACGCCTGAGATGTTGCAGGAACAAATCAACAAGCTAGAGGAGATATTCCGTGGGAAAGATTGATAAACGAAAGGCGTACTGGGTTGAGATTCAAATGCCAACGTCCGCTTTTGGCATCACCCATAACGTGAACCTGACTGTTTTTGCTCACAGCAAAGCTGTCATCTTGAGCATGTTCCGTGACTACGCGGTAAGGAGGATTGATGTCAGCCCCTTCCACTGATCCCAGACTGATGCATGTGGCCGACGAGGTTCGTCGGCTCATGCGCGAGTTCGGTGATCTGTGTTTCGATGAGGCACCGCAGGATGAAATCGATGCGGCTTGGCGTAGGTACAAATCCGTCAAGCGGCTACAGAACGAGGGGGTCGAGTATGTCCCAAGATTCTAATGGCGAAAATCCAAAAAAGTTAAGTCTGTCGGGTAGCAAGTTAACCCTCGGCGGCGTTATGGCCGAAGCGCTGTCCGACGCTGGGCGGATGCGCGCGGGTGGCGTAGGTGTTAGGACCAGAGTGATGGTGGAAGTACGACGCAAACGTGCGCCCGTCGCACCACATAAAGTTCGTCCGGCAGAACCCGTGTCTCCACAGAAGATGAAAAAACCTGTTCCGTGGACCGTTGACTCTCACACCAAGCATCCTGAGACAGAGATGTGGCATGACCGTGTCGGGTGGGACAACCCGAAGTCAGAGAGTCGGTTCCGCGTGGGCGAGAACATTACCAGAAAGGAAATTGCATTAAACAAGAAGATTCGCGCAAAAGATTGCAAGACTGTCGAAGAAGTCATGGGCTTGATTCCAAACCTGCGGACGGTATCGAACAGCACAAGGCTCAGTGCCGACATGAACAGGCTGTTCGAGTACGCTCGGGGGGACACATGGAGCAAGCATGTGTTCAACGAGAGTTTTGTTTCGAAGCGCCCTGATGGAGGAGGGAAGTGGACGAGGCACATGCGCCCGATGGGTGCGAAGGTGCTGGTCCGGTTTCTGGTGCATGTGGGTCCGGAGTTTTACATCGACGGCGACATCGATCTGAGAGCGTTGCGTGAGTATGCATCGAGTGCGGATGTTTTCGAGGAGCCGCCCGCCAGCAACGACAACAAGGTAACGCCAGTAAAGATTACCGAGAGTCGTCAGCAGACAGTGACCACTCGGCCCTATGACACAGGAAAGTTTCGTAAACAGATGCTTGCAAAGAATCCGGTGTGTCCTGTGACCGGCATAGACAGACCACAATTTTTGCGCGTGTCGCACATCAAGGCCGACAGTGCCAGCGAGGCAGAAGGTAAACATTACGAGAGGACGGACGAAGCAAACGTGTTGATGCTGTCGTTGGCAGCAGACGAACTGTTCGATGGTATCTGTCCACGAGGTTTCACCGGCTGGAAGGGCCGTGCTGCGTGGATCACGTTTGCCGATGACGGCAAGCTGATGCGGAGTCTTCACATGACCGGTGACGAGTTACGTCGGTTTGGAATCTCGCACCATGTGTCCATTGCACACCTATTAAAAGGTCGGGCAGGTGATCGGCGTCGAGAATACTTGCGGTGGCATCGAGAGAATATGTTCTTGGACAACAATAAAAAGGAGGACAGTGATGGATGAGTATCAAGGCGTCGAGTGCGACCACTGCGGCGAGAGATGCTGGGAACATACCAGCTATTTTGGGGACATTCGTTGCGACGAGTGTGCCTACGAAGACGAAACCTATAGAAGGGAGATTCTAGGTGAGTGTACATGACAAGCGAGTGACGCGCGAAATGCGTCGGAAGATGTTGGAAGTCCATAACGACCTGAAAAGCATTCGCTGCACAGTCGAAGAGTGCAACGATATGTGGCTGTCTGATCTGGCTAAGATGAACGATATCATCAACTACCTACAAAGGGAGTTCGAGTTCAAGCCGCCGCAGGGTACGGGTGGGTACTACATAAACTATATTTTTGCCGAGGATGTGAAAGAAGCGGACGACGAAGAATGAAGCTGGTCTGGGTTTTGCTTTTAGTCACGGGATACGGTGTCGATGAGTTCGACACCAAGTCTCTGGGCGGCTACGATACTATGGCAGAGTGTCATGTGGCATCGACTCAAACATTTTGGGAAAACATGCCCATCAATCAGGAAGCACTCTGCATCAGAGTGGAGACAAGGATAGATGACGATTGATAAAGGCGACGGAGTAATGGCAAAGCGGCTGGCACACGGCATGTGTCCAAAGTGCCAGATCGCGATACCAAAAGCACCGAGGATCAAGTGTCTCGGTTGCGGACTCGAGATCAGAAGCAACGAGACGCAGGACGAAGATCGTCCTGTCGTCGTTCGAATGAAGGCGGTTTGGAAATGAGCAGAGCGTTTTATATTCATCCATCAGCATGCATGTATGCAGGGGTTCTGGATCCGGATTTTGATCTGATGTTTGGTGGCAGCTTTCCTGCCGACCTGACATTTCAGGAGGAACCCTATCGAGGAAACATTGGTGGCAGCATCAATGGTCCTGTTGTCCGCAATACACAGGTCTATGACCGTCCGGCGATTGGTAGGGTCAGTCCGTGGCCTGAGATTCGCAGGCAATAGCGGATAGCATTGCATGGCATGGGATAATAAAGTATCATATGTCATTTCAGGGAGATTGGACATGAGCGAAGAAACAAAACTGATGCCAGAAGCAGAGGCAAGAACTGTTATGGAGTGGAGCACCGCTGTTCAGGTGATTGAGTGGTGCGTCGATGAGATGCTGGACAAGATCGCCGAGTATCCGGACGACTATGGTCCGGGCAGGACCGACGAGGTCATGGAAGCATGGGAACGGATTCTTAGAGGGTGATATGTTTGTTGCGATAATAGCTGTCTGCTTTGCGGCGGATGTAAATGGTCTGCCGGTAAACAAATGCTACATGCGTCAGAGCGATGAGCGTTTTAAAAGTCTGGCAATCTGCGAAGCGTGGTCTTACCGCAACGAAGAGAGTATGTTCCGAGCCATGACGTTAGAGTCTACAGAACCAGTGGTTATCAACATTGTTTGCCGTACCGCTGATGAGAAACAGACATGAAACCCCGCGATCCAAGCTGGCGCGACATCCGTCGCCACCACATAGTGCCGGACAAGCGTCAGGATATGCTTGCCAAGATTCACGAGGAAGAGATGCAGGATCGATGCCCGCGCTGTGGAGGTGCTGGTCGGGTTGAGGTTCATGGACACTATCAATGTGCTGCATGTGGCAGCGTGATCGATGACTGCTGCCAAGGAGAATGCGCGACATGACCGACAATGTACTTAGCTTTCCGGTTCACAAAGTAGAAAAAGCCAGAGACCCTGTGCCGCAGGTGTGTGAGGCCGCAGCAAAAAACTTCAAGGAATTAATTATACTTGGTCAGAACGAGGCTGGCGAAGTGCAGATGATAACCACGGTCCACGATCCAGCAGAGATATTTTGGTATTTCGAAGCTGCCCGATTCGGGATCATGCTAGGAGCAACAGAGGATGAGTGAAGTTGTAGAAATGATTCGCGTTCAGTTTGATTACATGGACGGCAAGCTGTCGCTGCGAGAGGCGCTGGATGCTTTCGAGGAGTGTGGTTCAGACTGCACTCGCGGGCAACTGGAGAAGATGCTGCGAGAGTCGCCGCGCTACAACGTAACAAACATAAAAGAACCGAGGACCGAGGATGAAGTTTAACTACAGGACGGAGCCGTATGCTCACCAGCATGAAGCGCTGGTTCGAAGCTACGACAAACGCAACTACGCTTACTTTATGGAGATGGGGTGTGGCAAGTCGAAGGTACTTATTGACAACATGGTGTGGCTCTACGAGCAGGGCTGTATTGACACGGCGGTTATTGTTGCGCCGAAGGGTGTTTATCGCAACTGGGAAACGGCGGAGATTCCCACCCATTTCCCCGAAGCCGTTCCGCACGAGGTTTATGTATGGAATCCGAGTCCCAACAAGTCGCAGGCAGAACGTCTTGCAGCCGGTGTTAAAGAGCGTGGTGTCTTCCGCATCCTTCTGGCAAACGTGGAAGGGTTTGCGACTAAGAAGCTGCCAGCTTTTGTGGATAAGTTCACACAAGGCAGCACGTTCTTACTTGCTGTTGATGAGTCCACTACAATCAAGAACCCCAAAGCCAAACGCACTAAGACGCTGGTCATCTTCGGTGCAAAGGCTGCATATAAAAGAATCCTGACGGGATCACCGGTAACCAAGTCACCGTTGGATTTGTATGCACAATGTGGATTCATGGACAAGCGGCTGCTCGGGTTCGACTCGTTCTATTCTTTTCAAGGTAGGTATGCGATCACGCGAACGCAGCGGATGGGATCGCACAGTTTCAATCAGGTGGTGGGCTATCGGAATCTGGAAGAGTTATCGAACAAGCTGCTGACGTTTTCGTATCGCGTAACGAAAGACGAGGCGCTGGATCTTCCGGATAAAGTCTACACCACACGCAATGTCTCACTGACCAAGCAGCAGATCGAGCACTACCACTCGCTCAAGAAGGCTGCGATTGCGATACTTGAAAGTGGTGAGTTGGTTTCGGCGCCCGCTGCTATGACGCAGCTGATCAGGCTGCAACAGCTACTGTGTGGGCATCTGGTAACAGACGACGGCGAACTGGTGGAGATTCCCAGCAACAGGATTACGGCGCTGCTGGACTGCATTGAAGAGATGACTGGTAAAGTTATTATCTGGTCCAGGTTCCGCTACGACATCCGCAAGATTGAAGCAGAGTTAAAGAAAAAATATGGACCAGAAAGCACAGTCACATACTTCGGCGACACAACCAGTGACCAGCGTGAGGAAGCAAAGAAACAATTCCAGACAGGTGACGTTCGATTCTTTGTTGGCAACCCGCAGACCGCTGGCATGGGTCTGACACTGCATGCTGCAACGAACGTGGTTTACTATGCAAACGACTTCAATCTCGAGAGTAGGGTGCAGTCAGAGGATCGAGCGCATCGGATTGGTCAGCATCATCCTGTTCTATACGTTGACCTGATGGCTCCGCAGACTGTGGATGTTCACATTGTGAAGACGCTTCAGAAGAAGATTGAACTGTCGGCTGCTGCTCTGGGTGAAGAAGTCCGGAGATGGTTGGAACTTTCCCCCCGTGCCAATGACGATTAGAAGCCTTCTCGATGATGGCCTGATGTTGAACTGTTAAAGAAGAGTAAAGTTGATGAGGGTACAAAGCACATCTTCCCGTCTCGGGTTCCACATACAGAAGACGTACGCCCATCTTTCTCTGTTTGGTTTTAAGCTTTCGAGATATGTACGATCCGTTTTCTCTTTGCGCTGCTTTCTTGACATCGAACAGGTGAAGCTTGCCGTCGGGCGCAAGAGCAATCAGGTCTATTGGACCCTGAGACATGACCGGTTGGTAGACATAGCACCCTTGTTGTACCAACCACGCGGCGGCAATAAGCTCACATTGAGCGCCGTCACGGATTCTATGATCTATTCCCATTGAATGCTTGACTCCCTCGCATTGTATGGGGTAAGTTTCCCTTAATCTTCGTATAAAATCAAGGAGAAGAACGTGGACAAGACGAAGTACAAATCTGTTGCAGTGTCGATAGAGATTTACAAAAAGTTACAGAAGCTGGCAGAGGACAGCGACAGAAGTGTGAGTCGTCAGATTGCACACATGGTCAAATTACAGGAGCAGCAGAAAGCTGCTTGACCATAAAAGTTTGCCGGTGTATCACACTGGCCGCAGCCCGCGCTTACCTCCGTGGGCAGGGCTGCACCACCACCCGAAGGGGTTAAACTTTTTACCAGAAGGAGAGAGTGATGAGCGATGTGTTCTCGCTATTTGAAGAAGAGGCAGTCAACGCCGACAAGTTTGACAACGTGCAGAAGGAAGGCGCAAGCGACCTTTCCAACCTGATCCGTCGATCCCTCGAGATCGATAAGCAGATCGCAGATGCAGAACAGTTTCTGAAAGATCTGAAATTTAAAAAGCGCAAGATCAACGAAGAAGATATTCCAATGCTCATGGAAGAGATGGGCATGGACAGCGTCACCGTGGACGGTAACAAGGTTACTCTGCGGCAGTTCGTTCACGCGCGGATTACAGAGGACAAGCGCAATGAAGCGTTCGGTTATCTGCGATCCATTGGCGAGGCCGACATCATAAAAAATGATGTAACGATCTCGTTCTCAGCAGGACAAGACAACATGGCTGGCTCGGTGGTCGATGACCTCCGGCAACAGTACGGTCTTGATCCGTCACAAAAGACTCACGTACATCCGTCCACCCTGAAGGCGTGGGTCAAGAACAGAATCGAAGCCGGCAAGGAATTGGACTTCGACACATTTGGGGTTTTTGTTGGCACAGAAGCCAAGATTTCAAGGAGCTAGTGATGGAAGACGTAAGAACTCTTTACAGAACAGATGCTCCGGATACGAGCATCGAGGCTGCACAAAGTATAGACCCGACAAAGCTAGAGGGTTTGGTGCTGCGGGCGATAAAGTCCAGCCCAAACGGGTGTATTTCGGATGATGTTAGAAGGTTCTGTAGGGAAAACTACAACATCAAATCGTATTCTTCGGTGACAGCAAGGTTTGCTTCCTTGGCGAGGAAGGGACTGATTAAGTACACGGGTGAAAGAAGGCCCGGTGACAGTGGGAGAGGCCAGCGAGTTATGGTGGCTAATCTCGATAACAACATCGAACAAGTGATGGGGAACTAACATGGCTGGTACAGCAGTAGCAGATAAGAAAGAAACCGCACCGTCCACAATCTTTGCTGACATGGCAGAGTTTGCAGGCGAGGGCATGGATTCAATTGGCACAGAGGATATGCAGATTCCGTTCTTGCGGATTCTCCAGCCTCTGTCGCCAGAGGTGCAGAAGGGTGACGCCAAGTTCATCAAGGGCGCATCCGCAGGTGATCTATTTAACACCGTTACTCAGCAGGTCTGGGACGGCGAGGAAGGCGTAGTAGTTATTCCGTGTGGGTACACCGTCAAGTACCTCGAGTTCGGATTGCGTGAGGCTGGTGGAGGTTTCCACGGTGAGTTGGATCCTAATTCACCAGACGTGAAGAACACTACACGCAATGGCGCGGCAGAAATACTACCGTCGGGTAATGAGCTTGTCCGTTCGGCACAGCATCTTGTGTTGCTTGTTGATCTTAAAACAGGTCATACACAGCAGGCGATCTGTGACATGAAGAAGACACAGTTGAAGGTGTCTCGTCGCTGGAATACGCAGATGCGTATGGTGCAGTACGAAGGACCACAAGGACTGTTCAACCCACCGATGTGGGGCACTGCCTGGAAGATGACGGTGATCTCGGAAAGCAACGACAAGGGTACGTGGTACAACTATGGCGTGTCTCGTGTCGAGCCGACCGAAGTTCCAAGTTCCGCGTTTCACGCTGCGAAAGCATTCTTCCAATCGTTCCGTTCCGGCGATGTAAAGACACAAGCTGGTACACAGGACGAGATGAGCAAGCAGTCGAACACTGCCTCCAGCAACACTGACGACGATATCCCCTTCTAATCCACCGGGGTTTTGACCGTGGTACAGGGGGCTGCGGAAAGATTAACAGGTCCGGTGGGTGTGCTCCTTTCGCGCACAAAGTTTGCTTGTTGATCACCCCCTGCCTTTTTTTATGGGGGCAGGTATGAACCTAGCACAACGGTTCATGGCTGCGTTTGAAGGATTCAGCGCAGCACATGGACAGACACAAATATCAGAAGAACGTCGAGCCGGTAAGCAGAAGGCCAAGTCCTTTATCGTACGTCAGCCGCTCACGCTCGAACTTATTGAAGGGCATCTTGCCGGCGCCAAGGGTGTTGGCTCGATCCCGATTAAGGAAAACAACAAGTGTTCCTTTGGCGCACTCGACATCGATCAGTACCCGCTGGACCTTGCGGCAATAGACAAGAGGCTACGAGACAATGACATCCCCGCTGTGGTCTGCCGTTCGAAATCAGGTGGCGCGCATATCTTCTTCTTTTTCACAGAGGAGATTGGCGCTGGCGAGTTCCGTGACAAGGCGGGTGAGATCAGTGCCTTTCTTGGCTACGGCGGTTGCGAGGTGTTCCCAAAGCAGGAGCAGCTTCTCGTCGAGCGTGGTGATGTTGGTAACTTTATTAACCTTCCGTACTTTGATTCGGAACAGACGATGCGTTACGCCATTAAGGAAGATGGCGACGAAGCAGAGATCGAGGAGTTTCTAGAGCTTGTTGAAGCTCGACGGTGTACTCCAGACGCTTTCGTTACACTGTCCCTCGGGCGCAGCCTCGACGAGTTTATGGAATACCCACCCTGTATGCAGAGCCTGTTCTCGGACGGCGTACCAGAGGGAACGCGGAACATCGTAATGTTCGGCACGTGCGTGGCGTGTAAGAAAGAGCAGCCAGAAAATTGGAAGGGCAGGCTCGAAGAGATCAACATGTCTCATGTGCAGCCTCCGCTGCCTGCATCCGAGATGGTGATCATCCAGACACAACACGAGAAGAAAGAGTACGGTTTCCCCTGCCAGCAGGAGCCGTTCAAGTCTCGCTGCAACAAGACCCTGTGCAAAACGAAGCAGTTCGGAATCGGTGGGGGCAGTGCCTCCGCCGACATCACTGGGCTGTGCGTGGTCAAGTCGGAGCCGCCGGTCTGGTTCTGCGACGTTGATGGCAAGCGTGTAGAGTTGATTACCGAGGAGCTACAGACACCGCAGAAGTTCCAGAAGGCATGTATGGAACAGATCCATCAAATGCCTCCGCTAATGAAGTTGGGCGACTGGCAGGCTATGGTCACGATGCTGATGTCCGACATGAGCGAGATCGAGGTGCCGGAGGAACTGACATACAAGGGTCAGTTCATGGACTTCCTCGAAGAGTTCTGCACCGGCAGGGTTCAAGCTGCGAGTCCCGAGGAACTAGCACTGGGCAAGCCGTGGACCGAGGACGGGCTGACCTACTTCCGCATCGAGTCTCTGATCAAGTACCTGCGGAACAACCGCTTCGACACCTACAGTCGTGGTCAGATTCAGGAGCGCCTGAAAGAACTGAATCCAGACGGTAAAGCGTCGGGGACAAAGAGCTTCAAAGGCTCTGACAGCCAGTGGAAAACAGTTCGAGTCTGGCACATCCCTGCCTTCAGTCCCGAGGTCGAAGCTCCGGACATCGACATACAAGGGGAGGACATTCCGTTCTGATGGAAAAGGCAATCTTTGGCCCACCGGGCACAGGCAAGACAACCACCCTCCTCAACATCGTGGACGATGCGCTGCAAGGCGGCATGGATCCGACGCGCATTGCGTTTGTTTCGTTTAGCCGCAAGGCCGCAGACGAGGCGCTGGCTCGTGCAAAAGAGAAGTTCGGCTACGACGAGAAGCAGCTTGTCTGGTTCCGCACTCTACACTCTATGGCGTTCCGGTATCTGGGACTGACGACAACAGACGTGATGAAGGGCGCTGACTACAACGACCTTGGCAAGGCGCTCGGACTCGAGTTCCGATCACACGCTGCACTGAAGATGGAAGACGGTCCGATGTTTGCTACCGGTGTTGGCGGCGATGCGTACATCAACATCATCAGCAAGGCGCGGGCGGCTGAGATTCCTGCCGAGCGGGAGTTCGACATATCTGCCCACTGGAGCATGAGCCGGCAGCAACTGCGGCTGGTTGAGAATGCACTGGCACGATACAAGGATGTGCACGACAAGGTGGACTTCGTCGATATGATCGAGCAGTTCACCCTCGGCGGCGAAGGCCCGAACCTCGACCTGTTGATTGTGGACGAGGCACAAGACCTGACACCAATGCAGTGGCGCATGATTCGAGAGGTTCTAGTTCCACGGTCCAAGGTTGTCTATTACGCGGGCGACGATGACCAGTGCATCTATTCGTGGATGGGTGTGGATGTGAAGGACTTTATGAACGCATCTGAAAACGTCACCGTTCTGGACAGATCGTATCGTCTACCCAAGCCGATCTACGATGTGGCTCAGAGCATCATCCGTCGTGTGGCGGTGCGACAAGATAAAAGCTGGGATCCGAACGATCACGCTGGCACCGTTAAGTTCCATCATGATATCATGAACGTGGACCTACGAACTGGTGAGTGGCTTATCCTTGGCCGTACAAATCACATCGTCAACAAAGTCGCCGCCTCTCTTAAAGATCAAGGCTTCGTCTTCTGGCGCGAGGGTTCGGGTTGGTCCATCTCCCCGAAAACACTGAACGCACTGGAGGTATGGATCCGATTATGCAGAGGCGAAAAATTTACCCCACTGGAAATGAAGACTTTTGGCTCGTACTTGAGGAAGGAAGTTATCAACCGCCAGGGGAAAAGACGCTTCAACAATTTAGACCCCGAGATCGCCTACTCTCTCGACGAACTTATCGAGAACTGCAACATGCTCGTATCGCGAGATATGCACTGGACCAAGGTTCTGCGGGCCTCGGAGAAGGAGGCACTGTACATAGCCTCTATCCGGAGGAGTGGCGAGAAGATTCTGGGGGATGCGAAACCGAGGATTCGTCTATCGACGATTCACAAAGCAAAAGGTGGCGAGGCGGATAACGTCTTACTCCTGACCGAAACCACAAAGACCTGTGACAAGAACGATCCGGACGACGAGGCGCGTGTTTTTTATGTGGGGGCCACCCGCGCCCGACAGAACCTGCACGTCGTTGAATCCGGCAAAGTGAGGTATGCGATATGAGCATCTCCAGAAAACAACTTAAAGAGGAACTAGAGCCGGGCCTGCGGATGCTTTTTGGCGAGGATCTATGGGACAAAGAGCAGGAGAACGCGAAGCTCTTTTGGGACGAGAAAAGAGAGAAAGAAAAAATGGGTAAAAACAGAGAACACTTCCTGCGTGAGGCAGAAGAACTAATCAACGGTCCGAGGGCCGAGGATTACGGGCCAGCGTTGGTAAACCACGAGCGGATTGCTACGATCTGGAACGTGCTGCTCCGCTCTAAGCTGTTAAAACAGATCACGCCGACAGAGGTGACTGCGATGATGATCGGCCTGAAGCTTGCCCGCCTTGCCGAGGACATGCACAAGGACGACTCGTGGGTAGATATCATAGGCTATGCCGCTCTGGGAGGAGAGATTTCTAACGATGAAAAAGAAACATCAGTTTGACATCTTCGATGCAGAAGACCTGAAACGTGTAGCGGCGTCAGGGGTTGAGGGAACGTGGTCTCCACCGTCCAACTTCCCTGACCTAACGCAGTTTGATCGGATTGCCATCGACCTTGAGACTCGAGATCCAAATCTGACGCGGCTCGGACCCGGGTGGTGCCGAGATGATGGTTACGTCATTGGCTACGCTGTAGCCGCTGGGGATTTTGTGGGGTATTATCCCGTGCGTCACGAAGGCGGCGGGAATATATCAGAGAAGAAGGTAGTCAACTGGCTAAAGAAACAACTGGCTACACCGCACATCGATAAGATTATGCACAACGCACTGTACGATCTGGGCTGGCTACGCTGGGCGGGCATCGAAGTGCAGGGTCGGGTGATTGATACGATGGTTGCAGCGCCGCTGCTCGACGAAAACCGCCGGTACTACAACCTGAACAGCCTGGCTCGTGACTATCTCAGTGAGTTTAAAAACGAAAAGCTGCTGCGTCAGGCGGCGGATGTGTTCGGTGTAGATCCCAAGTCTGGCATGTGGCAACTACCCAGTCAGTTTGTTGGCCCGTATGCCGAGCAAGATGCTGCTGTTACTCTGCGACTGTGGGATCGTTTGGAACAGGAATTGCGTGACGATGAATGCACAGGCATCTTTGAACTAGAGTCGTCGTTGACCCCGCTGCTGCTAGACATGAAACAGACTGGTGTCCGTGTTGACGTAGATCGAGCAGAGCAGGTGCGAAAAGAACTGAAGACTAGAGAGTCAGTTTTACTTAAAGAAATAAAGGAAGAGACCGGCGTCCTTGTAGAGCCTTGGGTTGCCACATCGATAGCAAAGGCGTTCGACGCGCTTCGGCTCACGTACGAAAGGACAGAAAAGTCTAATGCGCCCGCTTTTACAAAAGCTTTTCTTGCGAATCACGAGCACCCTGTCGCACAGAAGATCGTACGCCTTCGCGAGTTTAACAAAGCCAACACGACATTTATCGAAACTATACTCGAGCATTCTCATAACGGGCGTATCCATTGTGATTTTCACCCTCTTCGTTCAGATGAAGGGGGCACAGTTACCGGACGATTTTCTTCGTCCAACCCGAATCTCCAGCAAATCCCGGCACGAGATCCAGAAATAAAAAAGATGATTCGCGGACTCTTCATACCAGAAGAGGGGCACAAGTGGGGATCGTTTGACTACGCATCTCAAGAGCCAAGGTGGCTGGCCCACTACTGTGCGTCATTAAAAAATCCACACCCCATGATCGAAGAGGTTGTACAAGAATACCACGAAGGCGCTGCCGATTTCCACCAGAAGGTGGCAGACCTAGCAGGGATCAGTCGCAAAGAAGCAAAGACCGTGAACTTGGGTATCATGTACGGCATGGGCAAGAAGAAGCTGGCCGGTGTCATGGACATCGAGGTGGACGAGGCGACTGAACTACTAAGCAAGTACCACGACAAGGTGCCGTTTGTGAAAGGCATGGCAGATCTTGCCATGCGTCAGGCAGAAAAGAACGGATTCATACGTACCGCTCTGGGACGCAAGTGCCGGTTCAACATGTGGGAGCCAAAGATGTTCGGCTACCACAAGCCTCTGCCACTAGAAGAAGCTGCCAAAGAATATGGCGGACGTGGGGCAATTAGGCCGGCGTTCACGTACAAGGCACTGAATAAACTGATTCAAGGTTCAAGTGCCGACCAGACCAAGAAAGCGATGGCTGTGTGCTATTCAGAAGGATTCACACCAATCCTCACGGTGCATGACGAATTGTGTTTTAACGTGAACTCTGATGAACAGGCAGCGCGGATCAGTGAAATAATGTCAACTTGTGTGAAGGGGCTGAAGGTTCCCTTCGATGTGGATACAGAGCTTGGCAACAACTGGGGTGAGGTGGGATGAGAAAGTTTCGTTACCGTCCCGCCATCGCCAACGGCAACCCGGTTGTTCAGTTCCTGTTCAAGGAAATGCACAAGCAGCGTTGCTGTCAGATGGATCTGTCAGAGCGGGTTGGACTGCACCGTGACACCCTGCGTAAGTGGCGCACGACGCACACCCCCAGGATCAGTGACATGGAAGCAGCACTGAACTACCTCGGCTACACGCTGAAGGCAGTGCCTATCAGAGAAAAGAAACAGGAGAAGAAAAATGAAAATCAATGTTGTAGATAACGAGCTACACTGCCCACACTGTGATCATGAACACGTTCACCACGTTCAGACGTTCATGTATTGCCGAAGCGAAGACAAGGAAGGAGTTTTCGTTACAGCTAACCCTATCTCGGGTCTGGTGTCGCAATCAAAACTGGAGTTGGACGACGAAGGGAACCCATCTGTGCGGAGACACGCCACTGTTCTTATGTTTTTCTGCGAAGGATGCCAAGACACCCATGCGCTTATGATCACCCAGCACAAGGGCACCACGTTTATTGAATGGGAAGAATAATGCAAAACTGTTTTGCTTGTGGCGGAAAATTAATCTGGGGCGGTGACCACGACATTGAAGACGACGAGGACTATTTCATCGTCTCTAACCTGTCATGCCCTGAGTGTAAGGCGTTCTATCTTATGTATCACCCAACGCCGCCATCCGATGAGACAAACGAGACGCCCGATTCGGAGTCTGTTTAGCCCACTTCGAGTCCAACATCTGACGACTGGCCTCTGCCCAGTCCCTAGAATCGACTGCCGCTTTCATTTTTTTGAAGCCTGTTAGCCGAGGACGGCCTAATTGAAAGCACATGTTTGCGATGATCAATTGTAGCTCTTCCGATAACTCGTTGAAATCGCTATACAATAATTCGCAATCTCGTACAGTTCGTTGGATGTCCTCGTGGAATAGTTCATCGACGTGCTCCTGAGAGACCTCTGAGCCTACTTCGAACCCGTAAAGCTCGTCATTTTCAGTGATTAGGTGACCAATTCCGACGGTGGGGTATCCTAAGTGATCTAAATAAATTTCCAGCTTGCAGCCTTCGTCGGCGGCTAGCTCTTTTTGCAGTTGTTCTAGGTTCATGGTCCAGTCCTTGTGGCTATCAGTTGAGTTCCCGGGTTAAGACCAGCCAACGCCTGTCGCGTTTGTGGACTTGTAGTTGTGGGTACGGGGGCTGCCGTCGTTGCCGGAGGAGCAACGCTAGAGGGAGATGGCGCCCCCGTGTTCTGTTGCGTTAACTGTTGTTGTGGTGTCAGTGCAATCCCTGAGAAAAGCCCGCCACTCGTCGGTGCCGCAGAAAGATCCGAGGACCGAGTTTCATCAGGCTCCTCCAAAGATCCGAGAGGTGTGCCTTTAAGGTCAAAGCGAATATCATTCAGTTCGGATATTGGAAGATCGTTTCCGTTATTTTGAACCTCTCGCCTTGTTTCTCGGCTTATGGTCATCGGCACAAACTCACCGTTCATAAGCTCACGAACATTTCCTATCTTGTATTTTTTCATGGACTTTCGGATATCCGCGTCACTCATGCCCAATGCTCGCATGTCTTTGACGGTCTGATACATCTTGCTCTGCACTCGGAACAGAGCTTCGTTGGCATTGCGGTAAGCATCAATTGCCTCTTCATCAGTCAAAGCACCACGAGTTTTAACCGCAGTGTTAAAGTTCTGACGTGCGCCAGTGATATTGCCGGAGTAATCAAACGATGAGTACATCACAATGTTGTCAGGCTTGACTTCGATTTCAGACAAGCCCGAGATAGCGCGAAGAAATTCTGTCGCAGCAAAACGCTCGTTGCCAGCGGGGTCTGCCTCACTACTGGTCATACCACGGAAGAATCTACCCATCTGCACACCCGGCATCTGAGTTGTTTTTTTCTGCGCTTTTAAATCGACAGGAGACATGCCGGGGTTGAATGCGTCCAGAATGTGGACAAAGCTTTTGTATGCTTTTGTTCCAGCCTCGTCCACGTCGCGGTAGACTTTAGCGCCGGTTTTTGTCTGCCCGTCGCGCAGCGTTGTGTCGATGATCTTTTCGGTAATAATGGATTCACCCGCAAATGGCTCGAATATTTCTGACACGGCTTCCATCGTTGCGTTCAGAGCTATCCTGCCTGGATCCTTACCGAGATCCTGTCCATCTATGACAGCGTTGAAGATGCCCTGAATTGGTCTTTGCAAATAATCATATGGGTTCGTGTAGCTAAAGTCCATGTAGCCGGTGAGGTTGCCGTCATCATCGACACTGGTTGGAATCAAGCGGCTGTTGCGGGACCACTCAGGGCCGCTACGACGAACGGCGTTTAGTTGATCCTCATCAACACCTGTCAGCATCATCGCCGTCTGCTGAATCGCTACAGGTGCCGCCATAGTTGTGAAGGTAAGACCTGTCAGTCGGCGCATACCAATACGCTGTAGCTCGGGGGACTCACTGGCAAGTTCGGTAAGTGCTTGCTTCAGTGTGTTGCCGCTGGTGCGAATGATCTCTGCGGGGAAAGCAATGAAGTTACCGACGGGCAGCTTACGAATGCTTTTGATAAACTCTGGCACTCGTTCGTAGTTTGGAACAGTGTTCTTAACGATGTCCGCTGCATATTGATCCAATGGCCTACCAAGAGCTTCTTCAGCTTTCTTCACGCTACCGAACGCAGAGATTAGCTTGTTACGCTCGAACTCGTAATTGTAGATTTTCCAAACATCGTCACCGCCCTGATACAGTTCCCGGGCAAGACCTGTTCCCTTTTGTAGAAACGCTCCGCCCCTGGACCGGGTGAACATATTTCCGCCTTGTTCACCAACACGGACACCAGCAATAACTTCGTCAGCTTCTCTAGTAACACCAAGACCCTCTTTCATCAGACGGTCAATCTCTCGAATCTGCGCTTGGTTGCCGATGACGCCCAGCCGTTGCAGATTGGTGTAATATTCAACTTTATCGCCGCGCTTTGTGATGTTGTCAAAAACGGTGCTGAAAGACTCGAACAGGTTTGCACCACGCCCCACGTTGCCCTGTGCCAGTGCGAACAGAGAAGCAGAGGTTACGTTACGAACCTGCGTAATTGGTGACAGTACGGTTTTGGAAAACTGAGTAGCACCCTTGCCACGTAAAAACCCAGAATACAGAGTGCGGGCGGTGTTAGCCATAATCCCAAGATCACCACTAACCACACGAGTTAAATCGCGATGAACACGATTCGACACAGCCATGCCCTGCGCCATGCCCCAGTAGTCTTCTTTCAGGACATTGTAGCTGGCTTGCAGTTCAGGAGGTAGCTGCTCAAACGCCTCCTTGCTCAGAATACCTTCGCCCGGACGATCTGCCTGCCTTGCCAGATACGAAAGAAAATCATCTGTTGCTGTAAACTCAGCCATGTCGGCGACTGTAGAGACAAACGCCTCCTCCGGATCTCGGACCTCACCGAGAAGACGACGGATGGTCTGGTTGTTGACCGTCCGTGCTTTGAACATGTCCGTCTTCAACTTGTCGATAGCCGTACGCGAAGACACCGTGCCCGACTTAGGTGCATAGGCTTTTCGCTTTTGAGTGGCAGTCGCCAGAAACTTAGCAACCAAGTCCTCGGCTGCGGACTCTTTAACGCGCATTGATTTGCCGACGCCAATGAAATCCTCTTGAGGCACAATCACAGGCAGGTCGTCTTCCGCCTTTTTTCCCGCACCGTATACGCGCTTGTAAAACTTTTCGTACACCTTCGGGTTGTTCTTAAATAGTTTGACCGTATCAGCACGAGCTTGCCTGAATTCATCCGTTTTCTGAAAACCATCGTCCTCGAACAGCTTGTATTTACGGCGCAGATAAGATCCGATGTTGCTTCTGATCTGTGACAAAACTTCTTCTTTACCCTGCAAGAAGTCCGACTGCTCAATCTTGCTGGACAGACCGTCTACCTGCTTACGCATCTGTTTCGCTTGCGCTTTGACAAAATTAGGAAGAACCTCTTCACCAACTTCGCCGGTCAGATAGCTGTAAAGATTGTTGTTGAGGTCGGCGCGAGTCATTGGTGTTTGTCCCACCATGACTTCTTCGACGCCCTTGTAGGCTTGATCCAGATTTTTACGAAGCTGAGACAACGTGGTGTACGCCGCTGTGGCTTCTGCCTCTACCTTTCCACGAATTGTAGAGCGAACCTCGGCAACATCTTGAGGAAGGTTGCCCCGAAACCGAAAAACAGATGCGATGTTATCGACACGCTCGGGTGTTAGTAAATTACCAACAAACGGAGTTTTAGGAACTAACTCCGAAGCGGCTGTTGAAAGCGCAGTGCCGGCCTCGAGTGCCTTACGCGCGACAGGTGCAGCGACAGGTGCGGCAGCAGTCGCCGCGACTCGTCCTCCCATGCCGATGGCTTTTAGAGTTGGCTCGATTAATGCGGTTGCGCCAGCCGCTTCAAATCCAAACTTGAGCTTATTGCCCATGCGGGCTAGCGCAGCGCCACGGCCTTCAAGGCCGATTAGATCTGTTGTTTGTGTCGGGCCACCTTCAAAGAAATCACCGATAGTTGTTGTGCCCTCGGTGGTAACTACGGCGTCAGTCACACCAGCAGCGCCGGCCTGTGCAGCGCCACGAATAAACTTAGGGGCGTTGGCTAAGATCCGCGCCTTGCTAACAAGACTTGCAGCGCCAAGACCAGGGACAGCAAACTGTGCGATGACTTCGGTTATCTCACCAGCAGCGCCCTCGGGATCAATGCCACCCGCAGCGCGAACGCCCTCGAAGAAGTCTGTGACATCTCGCGCGTAATTAGTGTCGGCAACCAGATCGACCCCTGAAGCGCCAAGTTCCGCGATGCCTTGTGGAATGCCGATCAGGCCAGAGACAATCCCTTC